CATTGTCGAAAGATATTCGTTGACGCTCTGCACCACTAAAGCCGAAAATTCCATTCGTGGAGCTAAAAATCATGCCCAAAGTTGAAAATAAATCATTAATGATAATTTATGGCTTTGGCGATGACGATGGCTTTGGCGCTGGCTCTAGCTTTGGCTATGGCTCTGGCTTTGGCGATGGCTCTGGCTAAAAACAATTTAACAAAGGAGACGTGTGATGCAGTCACTGAATAAAAAAGAGAAAGCCGCAGCAGCTGCTCGTGAATGGCGCAAAAATACCAGATAAAACCGTGGAGATAATAATTGAAAACGGAGCGGAGGCAGCAAGTAAAGGCGTGGATGCTTATACAGCATGGCTTAAGCCGCTAGCCCCGGGAGTGAAAGAGAATATCAAACACATGCACAAAGCATGGTCTGCGATAGCTAAGGAAGTAGATAAAAACAAGGAGGAGGATTTACCACTATGACCAAAGAAGAACTTAAAAACTGGCGAAAGAGCATGGATATGAATCAGATAGATTTCGGTCGCTGGGTTAAACCGCAGCGCACCCGCGGCGTTATCATCGCATGGGAAACGGGCATTAAGCCCATTCCCGAATGGCTGGACACACTTAAGGAGTTGACCGACCTAAAGCGGAGATAAAGATTTGCTCTTAGGCTTCGCGGTAGGCTCTGGAGATATGCCAATCGCATATCCAGTTTTTATCAATGCGACCTTAGTATCTGGCCGACAGAATACCGTCAATTCCTTTGGGATATTCGGACGTTTTTTGTAAAAGACTTCAAATGTTAGTTTTTTCATTTCGCCAATTCCTGCATAAGTTCGTCACGTCTTTTCTCTACTGGTAAAAATAATCCAAACTCGAATTTCGTTTTTGGCTTCTTCTCCACCGGCACGAACTTCGGCTTCTTCATGATGCGCTCACGGGCAACCATATCGTGAAGCTCGGCGTGGGATAGACTGAAGGTGCGGCTGGTTGTCATAAAGCTCTATAATACCCCTCTATCGCGGCTTCGAGATTCCTCACTGCCTGTACATACTTGCGCCGGTCACCGCCTTTTATGGGCAATGTCGTCCTGACAACACGCAATCCCTCGACGGCCTGATTATAGAGTCCATGATAATACTCTATGCGTTCTGGCTTGGTGGGAAATCGGAGGATTTTATTTATTTCCATGCGCCTTACCGTATTCCACGATGTCGCTCTTTTTCCAAACCACCAACCGCTTATGGTGTAATATTGGCTCCGGTAATTTTCCGCTATTAATCCACATGAGTGCTATACGTTAAGCAAGTTAATTTATAACTAGGGAGGATTCATGTCCCACTTCACATTGGTAGACACCACAAACGAAATAGATTCGGTTGAGTTTGAGATTCGTAAAATCGTCACCCAATTCATCTGGGTAATAGATAGCCAAGAAGTCGAGGGCGATAGATACTTCCCTACCGAATATGAGGCGCAGCAAGATGCCATCAGGTACTACCGCAACGAGAGATATAAAAATATTGAGGACAGGGAATACGAGGAGCATGTTAGGGTTTACGGTAGCGATAGGGCACAAGTTCGGAAACTTTATTACGAAACCAGATAGGGAGATAGCTATGGAACAAGATGAAATATTAAAGGCTGCTGCCGAGCGTGATGAGGAGTGGATGATTTTAGAAAGCTCGCCGCGCACAGAAAATGCCAGCGGTGCACGTGGGGTACCAGACGGTCGAAATATATTTGGAGAGGACAGCCTTTGCCAAGATTGCGGTGCTCCGATGATTGAAGTGTGCTCTGGGTTGGAGAGAATGTGATGGAAAAGCCCCCCAATGTACTACTTGACCAAAGCAACAGATCCCGACGGGATTAGGTTGGACATGTTGCTGCCTGATAACGCCACCAGCAGGGGCAAGGCTGAATATGCGTGCTACTGGTTTAACAAAGAAGACGCCATTAAGCTGGCGCAGGAGATTTGCGATGTCGTCACAGAATAGAAAAGAGTACGCGCAGGGTCTGGTACCAAGCAAATAAGGAGAAAGTCGCTGCTACTCAAAAGGAATGGCACAAAAACAATCCGGAAAAGACCGCTGCGTAGCTTAACAGTAAAGCAGGATGCTCATAACGTCTCAGATATTAAGTATGGGGCTCCGTAGCAGGTGCAGCCGGAGAGGCTAATTAATAGGATTAGCGCAAAACTTTTCATACAATACATTATGCCATTTTATCTGGTCAGCCGTTCCCTTGGTCAAAACATCCTTGCGGGATGCCTTGATGTCAGCCACCCACGAGCAGTCGTTAATCGCGGAAGTGCAGCTTGTCATCAGGCAAATCGCCGCCAGCCCTAACGTCCTTAGCAATTCTTGCACGTTCTAGCGCCTCCCGCGCTTGTTCAACCTTCTCGCTGGCGATGTCTACAGCCGCCTGTTTCCTACCCAATTTAAAGATAGCGAAACAGGCGACGGCTACCGCGCCAACTAGGAAGAAAGCGAGGTAAACTGAGAGTGGCATTATTTAATCACCGGGGTAGTGGTGATAAACCGCAGAGCCGCTATAACAGCGCCGTTAATGATAACCGAGATCGTAGGATATTGAGCGATAAGCTCTTGCACCTGTGGAACCATAAGCACCGCCAGCATCGTACCGGCAGCATAGGTAAACGTTTTCCAACCTTTAAACATAAATCCTCCATTAGTTAAAAAAAACAAGGCCATCGTGGTAGTGCTTACCATCAAACGACAATGCCTGCTTGCGAAGTATCGGCGAATAGGACACATGAATCCAACCCGCCGCTCCTTCATCCTCTCGTAATCTCTCGGCAATTAATTGGTCGAATTGTAGCATATCATGAATATAATGCCAAACGTCCACATTGCGTATGCCGCCGACCCTGATGTCTGCCGCCATGCCTGTTAAGTGCTGGGAATCCTTCGCACCACCCACCTCCTTGTTAAGCTCAGGGCAGCGATAGCCGGATATGATAAAGACCGAGGACTTGAATCTGGTGCGTACCGGTTCGAGAATATTCACGCAAAGCATGGTCAGGTTGTCTACTATCTTGACGGTAGGGTTATTGGGGATGTTTAGATTTTTCGCCGTGGGCGATTCGATGAACTCAGACAGTGCGAAGTTGGGGGTAAGCCTCATTGTTTTCTCTTCATTACCGATACATCCTCACGGATATAATCGACTTTCTGCTCTATCCGCCCAGATATAATTGCTTGTTGCGCCATAGCTTGCGTAAGAATTTTAATACTATCGGAGTTTTCTCTTATATTAACCGTATTGGTTTCAATATCCTGAGCGAATGTCTGCCATGCAAGCGCAGCCCCGATTGCCAATATACCTAGGTGAACCCACATCTTTGATTCGTGCCAGAACCGCCCTATTACAGTTGCGTCATAAGCCCTTTGACGTTTATCTACCATAGTAATCCCGCCATAATCGTTGCGCCGATAAGCAAATCACCGATAAGCGGGAACTTGCTACCGCCTGTAGATAAGCCTATGAAATAGTACACCACAAATAGACTTCCCGCAAGCACAGCTAACCAATGCCCCATGAGCAAGTATACGGGAAATATGATGAAACCCCCGCGCACACTTAATCTCAGGTAGTTTTCCCAATGGCGATTATTTTTATCAGCTAGGTCGAACTTGCCCCCGAAATAACCAAACATCACTCCAACGTAAGCCAACCCAATAATAATGGGCATCTGCCACCAATGCTGGAAGGTGATTAGGGCGACCAGCAAACACCACGGCAACCGTCCTAGGAACGTCCCCACGCTGTCCTTGGCCTGACCACGGAAGCGATAGCAGAGAGCGCCGAGGATGATGTAGAAAATTTCTAATCCGTGTACCAATACCATAGGCCATGCGCCCTACATTGCAATTACTGCACGTAACGTGGCCTGAGATATTCTGTGTGCTTCCAGCTTATCTGTGTCGCCCCAAATACTATTCATAACTTATATTTATTTCACCTGCGTCGAAAGTCTATGAGTCACCGGGTGGTGCGTCGACCTGCGCGGCAGGGTTACTAAAAAGCGTACCATTCCAAGTATCTCCAATACCCCCAACTGCGGTTTCGATAGCTGTGCGCCCAGCAGGAGCTACCCAATCTTGCGGGATAACGGGAGGAACTACAACATCTTCGACTATATTTGTTATGTTATTGACGATTGCTAAGTGCATAATTATTCCCCTAGAAATATTCAGTGATTATTATAACACCCGCTGCGCCAGCCGAACCCGCACCATTGTTGCCGCCGCCGCCGCCTGTACCATAACCATTACCTGCGAGCGTTTGATTTCCTTGTGGTGCGCCGCCTTTACCGTAAGAACTATCCCCGCCGCGCCCCGGACGGCCTCCCGCATCGGAAGACGGTCCCGCGCCCGGAAAGCCCCGTTCCCCGTTTATGTTAATATCACCACTTGATCCAACCCCCCCAACACCGCCTAACGACGCGCTGCCCACGCCGCCGCCTGTTCCGCCCGTTGCGCTTAACAAAGAGCCAAGTGATGTTGTCCCGCCATTCGTACCATCTGCGCTGCTAACACCAGCCCCAGCCGCGCCTATCGTTGCTACTTGGGAAGCGCCGATGGTCGCTGCGCTTATCATTCTGCGAGATTCCCCACCAGAACCACCACCACCACCGCAGATTGAGCCGCCAGAGCTCCCGCCGCCAGCACCGCCGCCTACTATTTCAACAAAACAAGACCTCATGCCAGAGGTAGGTGTATACGTTCCACTTGTGGTTATAATACGCAACGAAGGAACCGCAGGGGCTGCGGGCGCAGCAGCGCTTACAGTCGCCAATCCACTCGCCCTCGCATAGCTCAACACCTTCCAGTTGCCAGAGCCAAGATATTGCACAACCGCCGTGTCGCCGTCCGCCGTGGTGATATCTGCACTTCCGGGGATTATAAGGGTCGTGGCGTTATGGGTGAGCGTGAGGATGCCGGAGAAGCGGATAAAGTAAATTGGCGTTGAGGTGAGCGCAGCCGAGCCAAAGCCCGTAATCGTCACCACGCCGTTGATTAAAACCACATTCGTAGCCGCCGTGCCTAAGTCAGTTGTGGTGGCCGAGGCGATAGCCACTTCGCTTGCAAGATTAGAGCCTACGCCAAGCGCAGTCCTCGCCACAGCGGCTGTAGTAGCAACAAACACAGCATCCCCAACCGTAGTCGAGCCTAAAGTAGTCCTTGCCACCGCCGCCGTAGTATCATCCAATACTGTCTGCATGAATGGCGATACGGATAAGTAAGCGCTGGTATTGGGGGTTTTATTTTCTAGTTCAGTCGCGGTAGCGTTCCAGCCAATCACCCTATCGGCCCCGGGATTAGGAAGCACCACACTTGTTAAGGATGATGTTACAGGAAGTTTTATTGCCCTGCCAACTTCTTCCTGTATATCCTGAGATATTACCGTGAGCTTATCAAGCGCCGACTCAACGGCTTGCGTGGGGAAAACTGTGCCAGTTGGGAGAACCTCGGATTGCGCTCTAGCCACGGCGCGGCGAACAAGTATATCCTGTGTCCCGCTTGGTATCTTCCCCGCAGCCACTACAATGCTTGCTGTGCCGTTTGCAGCAATGGTAACGGTGTAGTGGCCGGACGCAAGAACAAGTGTTTCAACCAGTGCGTCTGTAGCTCTGGTGATAATATCGACGGCTATATCGGCAGTGGCAAATACACGCGCTGAATAGGCAAACGTATCCGTTACGGCATTGCCCTGATACCTGAATTTTGTGGCCGATGGTACGGTTACTGACATATATATCCTTTATCACTTTTAGTGGCTAATATCAATCGGCGGGTTTCTTCTTTTTATCTTTCTTTGAGGCAGCGCTTATGATTTGCTGCGCCTGAAGCGCTCCGGGCACACCTAAGACAACCCCAGTCATAAGGACGGCGGCTTGGGCGTTATGGCTCGCTTTTTTGGCTGGGTCTTTGGATTGGCCAGCAAGTTTTAATTCAGTTGATATTTTCCACATTGCCCCGATTGCTGGCACAGGTACGGAGCTATAATTCCACATTGATGCAAGCTGAGAAACCGCAGGGATTGTCCCAAGAGCTTCGTTCACCAACTCCTGCTTTATGCGGTTCTCCCAATCCTCTGGCTCATCCCCAAACATCGCGCCAACTATTTCTTTACTCAGCCTACGCAACCCTACCGCCGACATAGTACCTATAATCATCCATGTGGCGATATTGGCTGACTGCTGGGTGTTGCCTTTAATGCCATTCTGATACATATCGTGCTTAATAAGCGACCAGCGGTTAAGCATAAAAGACTGGAATTGCGTTATGAGCTTATCAACCGAAATATTCCCAGTTAGCTTGCCCTGATTTAGAATTGGGGCGACATCCTTTGCAAACGCTGACGACTGTGTGCGGCGCATCATGCGCTGCGCATAGGCTATAGCATCTGGGTCTGGTTTACTAAAATCAACCTTGCCGCCTTTCTCCTCAACAAATTTGGTATAAGCACCAGAGGCAACAGCAGAAGCGCTAAGCAAATCGATCCTCTTTAGCGCCCAGAAGCCAGCCTCCGCGACACTCCTCAGCACTTTATTCGACCCCAAATCTGAGTATGACGGATCGTCACCCACCCGATGACGAATCTCCGGCATATTGGCCATGAGGAATTTTCTCAGCTCCGGCTTAAGGGCAACTTGCGAAATCGCTTCAAGAACATACCCGCCGCCTACCAACGCAGCGCCATCTGCAAGCGCAGTAGGCTGGACTAGAATGGTAGATAGCTTAAAGCCAAGCATCGCAATTCCGGTGTTCGTCCTAAGCGTATTAATAAACCTCTCTGACTGGCTATTGGCTCCCTTTATTCTCCCATTCCTAGCAAGCACATTGAGCCAATCCGCAACGGACTCTTGTCCCATATCGCCGACTGCTTTTTTATATTCTGGGTCACTGGCAAGGTCGGATAATGATTTTATATGCCCACCCATTTCAATTAAATAAGCAGCGTTATCCATGTGGCGAAGATAAACCTGCAAGGCATCCACCCTTACGGCCTGTTTTCCAAGTGTACGCTCCTTGGTGAAGCCCTGCTCAGCATTTTTTTTATTTGCTGCAAATTCTACGGTATCGCCGATTTGATCCTGTATCTCCACACCGTTCATTGCATCGTGGTCGGTAAGAAACGAAAAGTAATTTTTGATCTGGGCAACATCTTTATTGTAAACAACACGCATCACCGCTTGAACGGCAGGCAATACACCATCAAGATGAGAGCGCATTAATTTGTACATCTGCATTTCTTCTTTGGTAAGCCGGAGTGATCTTACTTCTTCGGCATTAAAGCCAGTGTCCTCTAGCTTTTTCATACCCCCCTCTTGTTGGGATATAGCAAAAACACCGATGCGCCTATAATTGAAGGAATCAAGATTGAGCTTATTATCAAGGCTCTTTACATCCTTGGTCACGTCGTTTTTTAGATCGAGGTATTTAGAATAGCCAACATCAACGGTTTTTTTGAATATTCTATAATTAGCGCCAAGGTAAGATTTTGACCCATCCAGCATATCAAAAAATACGTCCATCGGGTTGGTAGCGAGGCCAAGGCCACGCAGTCTATTTAACACAGCCGTGTAACTATTTTGGTTTTTTTGCTGCGTGGTTAGCTTGTCAAAAATACCGCCATCCACAGCGTCACGCGATTCGATGGGGACTGAATCTTTTTGTATTTCGACAAGCCTCTGCTGCTTTAGCTTCTCTTTTTTTGCATCCATAAGACGCAGCTTGGTTTTACCCTGTTGTATAAGGTTATCCATCTCTGCTGCGATTGACCTAAGCTCTGCTGTACTAATATCCTCAATTTTGCGCCTATTAAGTATTTGTAATTTAGCCAAAACATCATTTGGGATATTGGCATCTGGGTTTTTCTGCATGAAATCGAGAGTATCCTGCAAAGACTTAATCGTTCCCGGCTGTCTTTTCTGTAGGTCAATTTCGTTAAACAGCATCTCAACCTTTTTTGCAAAATCAACGGCAATAACATTGCTTTTTCTTACCTTTGATATTTTGTTTTCTATACTGGAAACCAAATTACGGCGCTGGCTTGCGTCAATAAGCCCGTTAATTCGTGCCTCTATATCATCAATTTTTTTTAGCAATTGCGCCGATGTTTGAGTATCGCGCAGTGCCACTAAAAACTTTCCCTTATCCTCGTGCGCCAAATCAGATTGATTGATAAACTCCACCAACTGAGTTTGCGTTTCCTTTATTTGTTTTTTGGTGAAGCTGGTTACGGCGCGGATTGGATTGGTTATTTCTTTCCACAGGTCAAGAGCATCCTGCAATTTCGTTGTCTGCTTATCCTCAAGAGCAAGCGACTCCGCCAGCAATACATCCCCCTTGCCGACAAGTGTTGGAACATCTTTAGTTCGAGCCACCATCTTCTTCACATTTTCAATCGTGCTTTTTATTTGACCATCCTCAAACCCAAGACCCTGCATGTCCGCGGCTATAGCTTCGTAATTTTCACTAGCCAAATTATCCATAGCTTTTGATATGGCATCAATTGTCGATGGGTCATCATTAAGAAGGGATATATCGTCATTTACAGCTTTTTCTAACTCTAAGCCAAACTTCTCGCCATCTACTTTAATCGCCTCCGCAACTTGCTCTACGTTTTTAACGCCTGCCTGCCGTAGCCTTTCCTGAATATTGGGAATTTCCGCGATACTTGTCGCTCCTGTTCCAATAAACGCACCAACAGCAAAGCTGTAAAGAGCATCCGATATTACAGCTTCTGCGTTTTTATCCCTAATATCGGTAGCAATTGTAACTACGTCCTCGCTGACACTAGCGCCCGATTCTTCGGCTCCACCGATTAAAGCCAATTTAGTTACTCTGCCAATAAATCTCTCACCCAACTTTGGCATTACATTCTTAAAAAACAAATGTCCTAAAGATGCCTCAACTGCCGCAGATGTGAAGCCTGCCGCCGATGCCTTAGCAAGTGCGTTTTCATCGTCGGGGTTTGCTGCAATAGCCTCTTGGTATATTCGCTCTGAATTTGCCCCGCCGATAAGACCATAAATAACAGCCGCGCCTCGCGCGCTTCCTAGCGCTGCGTAGTATGGCAATTGGGTGGCTCCGACATAAACATCAGTACCAAACCCACCACCAGCCCTTTCGCGTTTTTGCTGCACCGATTGATTGAGCTTCTCGTTGCTTAATGACATCTTGTCTATAAATTTGGTTATAGAATCTTCGTTGGTAACACCAAGCTCACGCAAATACCTTGCCCCCGCAGTAACGGCACGATTTGTTTGTAAAACTATATCTTCTGTTGGCAACGCCAAAACTTCAAATGCTTTGTCATAAAAGCTAGCGTCCCTAGGAACCTCGGATTTTGCGTAGCCGAAATAATCGCCCTTATTTGCCCCAAGATTATCCACCTCATCATGGTAATCAATCTGCGCCGCCGATGCACCAATCGGTGCATTAATTACAACGTCTTTATCGGCGTTGTAGATGTTCTCGCGCGGCTGCTTCCCATTGGTAAGTGGCGGGTACTCCCTTTCCAGCGCCGATTGCATGTCCTCATCTGACATGCCTTCGGGGAAAGTGACCTCCGTATTATATTCCTTTATGAAAATGGCTGGCATTACTCAAAAGCCCGTGTATTTGGGTTATAGGTTCTCTTAATAATTTGGGTATTTACGCTTCTATCGGCAGGAGTTTTATCTTCTCCTCCACCGACATTTATTTTCTCACCGTCCTTAATAACAATGTTGGTTTTTGGCGCGGATGAGCGGATTCCAGGCGCGTGTTTCCTTCTGGCTGTCAATTCGTCCATAACGGGCTTTATTTTTGCAGCCTCATCATCACCCTTTCTGTCAAAGACATCAATGCCTTGGCGCTCGGCTATTGATAGGGCTTCCCCAAGCAATCTGGCTCTTTCCTCTTTAGACGAGCCAAGGTGGTCTACCTCTTTAAATATTTCATCAAACGCATGGCGCTGGAAAAAGGCGGGAGCCTTCTTATCGGCTCCGTCATACAATGTTTCTTGAAGTGATTTTACTTTTTTTATTACTGACTGATACTCGGCTTTTGTTAGTCCCTCGCCGCGATTGCCCTTATTAAAAGCATGAGCCATTGTCGCAACCTGAGCCAATGTGTTTAACTGCTGTACTGACTTGTTGATGGTCGCGTTTGATTGCTTGCCTGATTCAAATTCGGCCTGTACTGCATCAATCTCAGATACCATTGAATAGAGGTTTACCCCCTCATAGCCATCTGAAGCCGCCTCAGAAATACCAGCCGCCTCTGCCACTACCTGTGGGTCGCCAGACATTAAGCCAACAATCATCTTTTTTTGGTCATCAGATATAGTGTCGTCACCCATCACACCCGCCGCCGTTCCGCCATTTATTGCACCAATAAGAGCATCAGAGGTGGAAACCGCAGATGCCGTTGCCTTTTGTGTATTTTGGGACTCCAATTCCTTATCAAGCGCAACTTTGAACTTTGCTTTTTCTTTTGGGGAAAACATCTTATTCGTTTCAAGAAATTTTCGCGCCGAATCAATGTCCTCGGCTGCGAGCGCTTGCAGTGCTTCCTTGGCCATAGCTGATTTTAGTTTATCTGATTTTTCCGCACCAAGTTTTTTATCAAGTGCGCCGCTATTGATATACTCAAAAGCCTTAACAGGGTCGGCTTTGGAAAAGCCGCGCAGATAGCCCATGCTTGCATTGGCTGTCATCTTTTTGTTTACCTCAGAAAGCATGTCTTTGTTTGGCTGATACGTGGACACAGACACAACGGTTGCGCCGATGTTTTTCATAATGCCATCTGGGGACTCGCCATTGCGTCCGGCGATATAGGCCATTTCCTCTAAGTCATTTGCAGCTTTTTCGGTACGGGCAGCGTACACATCCACTGCCTTTTGCTGCTCCCATGTAAAGTCGCTTTTGAAATACTGCAAATTTTGCTGCGCTACCGTCTCACGCCATGCTTTCTTTGCTCTCTCCGATGAAAGAGTATTTCCGTATTCTCCGGCGAGTTTGATATTGTCTGCCTCCATTTGCTTCGCAAAGCCGAATGGGTTGCTTTCTCTGGATTTACGGGCTTCAGATGTTTTTATAATGCGGTCTTTTTGGAATGATATACTGGCTTCATTAAGCGCGGTAGCCTCGTTTGCTTTCTCATGAGCATCAAACCTATCTGCGGCAAAATCCGCAAGTTTAGCCCCCGCGCGAGCCAATGCCCCTGCGTTGCTTATTGCGTTGGGGTCAGTCAGAGTCGGCACGTCACGCGCAACAGTCAGTAACCGTGTATATTGCTCAATTTTGGCCATTATACAACTCGTAAGCATCGCCGCCAGAACCAGCAGCACCGAACAAGCCAGATATAAAACCAGACCTACCCGATGCAAGGAAGCCCCGTGCGCGTGTCCTGCCCTCAACTATTGCCGAGCGCTCTGCGTATGCGCCGCCCCGCAATATCTCGTCAATATTTTCGGCTCCCCTGCGCCGCGTTTCCTCCATAACAAGCAGCGGGGAACCCTCAAGCGTTACGCCGCTCCTAAGATAATCAAGTTTCTGACGGCGGATTAATCTGTCAACATTCTGCTGCTCTCCACGCGCATTGCGCTCGGCCTGTCTAGCCGCCTCAGAGCCTCGTAGCGCGGCCGCTTCTTTCGCTGCTGACGCTTGCTGCCTTCCCGTCTGAAGCTGCTGTATGCCGCCTATGAGGGAAAGCGCGCCGCTGGCCGCTGCTAAAACTACTGGTAATCCCATACCCGCCCCCACATCTTATAATCAATCCCCATATAAAACTTCCTTTTTAAGCCTTCACATTCAAATCCAAGAGCCTCCATAAAACGGGTATGAAGATCGTCATCTATGCAAGACGTTTCCATGCGGTTAAGTTGCAAATTCTCTCTGACCTCAAATAGCCACCGCATGATCTCAGGAACTGCCGTATGCGCGTGTTCCTTAAAATATATTGACGGTATAAGCCAAATCTCAGCGTTGCCACTAAGAAACGGGGTAATGCCGCCACAGGCCACCACCACCCCCTTATCTAATCCAGTAACGGCTATGCTTGCCGCTTCTAAAGCCTTCACCCTTTCGAAATCCACAACCAACGACTTTTCATGGTCACGCAAATCCATAACCTCTATATGTTCCGCCTTAAATGGTACTAATCTACACATCAGTTGCTCACACTCAAATAAGGTACTATAAGCTGTAAATTACATGGGAATGGCTGGTCTTGGACAACTATCGCCTTTTTCTGCCTTCCCCATCCGCCATCTCTTATATCATTAATATCGTTCGAGTAGAATTCCTTCATGTCCCCTGTAAACAATTCTGGCGGCCTATCCATACGCATAGCAGGAGTTCGCATCTCAATCTGAGTCAAATTATAATACCCTGTTCCGTATTTAGCGTAAAGCGTATCTAAGAACCTAAAGCCAACAGCCGTAACATGTTTACGCTTGGTTTGAGCCCTTCCGGTAGTCCCGCCGCCCTCAAGGTCATTGGTTTCCAAATATCCGGTATATGGAAGCCCGACATGAGCAACGCTCGATTGCCTATCAAGAGTAATCGAGCCATCGACAACTGTTCTTACATCATGTTGGCCGCCATCGGCAACAACGCTAACCACCAAGCCCTCAAGATGCTGCATACCCGATATTGCGATAGCAGTTAGATACCATTCGCCAGCCGGAATAGCGGTGACAGAATTGAATGTTTCCTTTATCTCGCAGGTTACTACCGTAGAAGAAGTAAACGCAGTAATTTTTGCTCTCCCCTCCTCTACTCCGGTAACGGATTTGCGCCAGATTTCGCGCCCCACCATTGCTGCCGTGAATACTGCCGCTGAGGCTGTGAACGTAACTGCCGCACCCGATACAGCCGCAGGGGTCATTGTCGCTGCTGCTGCCGTGCCTATGGCCGTACCGCTATAGGTCAAAGCGCTATCAAGATGTATATATTCCTTCTGCGCCTCATAAAGCATATTACGCCACATGGCGGTATCCGCTGATTCACTGGTAGTTGCGACATAATCCTCCCGGCGCGGGTATATTGGGAAGTCGGTAAAATACTCAATATAATGGTCTGTCCCGCGCTTTACGCAAAACCATGTTGTGTCATATTTAGATGCCCTTGACTCTACTGCCACAGATACAAATTTTCCTTGAGTGCTATGCCTATGCCATCCGGGTATAGCCTCGCCCTCCTCGATTGTAAGCCCAGCCAACACACCATCCGTTCTTATTGACCATAAAATATTAGGCCGCGCCCGCTCATATTCAATTTGGGTTAATCCTGACTTTGTAATGTGTGAAGCAATCAGGTTGCGATCAACAGGAGCGTAGCCATCGCGCTGGAAATCATACTCGAATGAGCGCAGAACAAGTTGATTGCTCTGCACAAAAAACACCTGCGTACCTTGACCGATGGGCATAATATTGGCTACGCCGGAAGCATTGCTGGGTTTGATTGAAATACTCGTAGGAGTAATAACTCCGTCAACCCCGCCAGTGGCTTGTAATACGTCCGAGTCACCACCGATAGCGAGGAATCGCTCTGTGCCACGAAGCCACGAAATCCTGCCAGAGCCTCCGGCTATGACATATTCGATACCATCATCAGGCTCTTCACCGAGGCTGAAATCATCTGGCAATGCAGATTTGGAGAAGAAAAGAGAGCTTGGTGCATTAGTAGGGCCGCCATATATAAGCCTCTGCTCGTAAAATCCGCAAGCACGAGGGAAATTTCCGGTAGTTAAAAACGGTGCGGCGGTAGAAATTATCTCCTGAAGAAGGCCGCCACTGCTATAGGCACTAAATCCGCTGCTATCAATACCGCTTAATTGGAATGTATTAACACCAGTGTTTACACCGGCAACCGTATAATCCTCATCGTTTATCTGCACCATCCCCACCACGCCAGATATACGCACTATATCGCCATTGGCGTAAGTATCTGAGCCAGCATAGGTGACCACGGCAGGATTGGCCTGTGTGACACCGGTTATGTTTTGTGATGTTGCGAGGGTTTTCCTAACCGGCGAGTGCGATGTCAGCGTCCATGATGTTGCGCCAATGGTTTCCAACTTTCTTGGATTATGCGATTCATGCGCAATAAACATCAGCGTGTCTTTTTGCTGGGCAAATTTCAGTTGGAATAACTCCGCCTCAGTATATGGCGTAGCAACCTCATAAATTTCAGCCACAGTGCCGCCACTAACATAGGCGGTGTAGGCGGTGCTGTTGATCCCCGTAAGCTCAAATGTATTAGCCCCAGCGTTCAAATTGGCAACAACGTACTCTTTTCCATTAACCTGAATCATGCCCACCACACCATCAATGAACACGCTATCGCCATTGGCGTAAGTATCTGAGCCAGCATAGGTGACCACGGCAGGATTGGCCTGTGTGACACCAGTTATATCCTGAGCCACCAGCCTAATCGGAGCGCCGTTCCGATGAAAGCGCAGAAACAGGTCGGTAAACTCAAGAACATATGTGAACGACTCCGTAACCTCGAAGCGATGCAATCTGGCTTTTTTACCTTGCCTCGTTTTTGCAACATAATAAGAGCCAGTTCGGAATTTCGCCATACCAGTAGATTGCGTTATGTAATTTTCAACGCGCCTGCCGCTTTTATAATATGGCTTTAGGTCAAAGCGGCCATAAAGCTCAGGGCTTATTTCCCCGGACGAAAAATCCGGCAACGATAGGTTTACTTCGGTCATCCGAAAATTATCCTATGCGAATTATGATTTACATTTGACCGCCTTGCGTCAATGCTTTTACTGACCTCCCTTCTTTCTGGGGGAGATTCCTGACCGTCAATAGCCATCGCAATAACCCTACGCATTTTTTGCAATTCACCAATGCGCTGCACATTGGTGTTGCTATCTGTGATTTTGAAGGCAATGCCAATTGCAATATCAAGACATAAAAGGTCAATGAAAAGCGGGTCGAACAAATTTACATCAGTAATGTTATACACATATTTGATACGCAATATCCCAGAATCAACGTTAGAAAGTATAGAGCTGTTTTCAAAGGTGTAGGCTTTTTTTGCTACGGGATTGCCCTCGCTATCCTGTACGCTATTTAAGCGAATAAAATCATTCGGGACGGGGAAAGACGCAGTAAAGCCAAATGGAGGCACAGTAGAGGAAGCCGCAAGTTGCGCTCTGGTGCTGGCAAAATTCCAAGGATGCCCACGCAGCACCTTACGCCGAGATTGATCGTACCACCGATGAAGCAAAGACTCCGTTGAGGTAGTTGGGACATCAATATTATTAACCGTACTAGCGCCCAACAAATCCATAGCCAGATTGCCTATATCTGTGCTGGAGGTCACTGCCATAAACTTCCCTATAAGGGGTGAGAATTACCCCACCCCTAATTGCTAGATAAACGCGAAGGTAGCAACAACGCGAATAGTGCCAGCAGCACTGCCAACAGCACCAGCTATGAAAGCTATATCGTAAGCGGAATCAGGCTCAGACTGACCGCTAAGAACCCCAAGGTTTGCCGCTAGAGTTGCAATATTAATTGCGGTCATTCCGGCGTTATTGGCCGTTGCGATAACACGAGCGGACGACACATCAAGTGCAGAAGCAAAACATGCTGCGCTCACTACCACACCCAAATTGGTTTTGTAAAGACCCAAGCTGTAAGACGTGCCTGACGTAATCGCAGTGTTATAAACTGCAATACTGAGAGGCACAGCGTTCGCCGGAATATCGCGGAATAAACGATAAATAGAGTCATTATCATCGGCTGCAGCAACCTCTACTGTGGCCTGCATGACGATATTACCCGTGCCGTTGGTATAAAGCGCCGGGGCTTTTTTCTCAGCAGCGGTAGCGGCTAAAACATATTTATTTTCGATAGCCATATTAAATACTCCTTATACTGTTGCAGAGAATGGTGTTGCAGGCGTTCCACTATTGGAAATAACCCCCTTCACCAAATAGCGATTGGTTGTGCTGGTAATGGCAACGTCCTCAATTTGAATGTTCTCACCAAGCGTTACCGAACCAGTAGTTGTGCGGTTGAGCGTAATGGTGTCGGATGTGCCATCTACGGCAGCAAATGCCACGGCAGCCGCAGCAGTGTCATCCATAGACACAATAATCCCAGTCATGGTGTCCGTAACATTGGCCACCTTGATGATATGATCATTGCTTGTGGCAAGAGTCGTTACTAAGAAATTATATTTACGCCCGGAACCAGTCGCAGCAGGAAGAGTACAGGTAGAACCAGCGGCTGTATCCAGCCTAATAGTTTTACCCGCATGACCAACCGCTGTCATCACAAGCGTAGCACCGGCGGCGATATAATTTGACTTTATACCCTCCAGTATTTCAAGGCGTGTATTTTCTGTTTTAGACATAAATCCTCCGCCCTATGAAGTTGTTTGCACTTTTTGAATCAGAGCGCCCTCGGTACGAACTGCACCAATTTCAAAGACAATCTGCACCTGAGTTGTTTCAATATAATCGCTACGCTCTTGGATTTTGACTGACATTTCTTTGCTGATACCAAGACAGATACCCCTGCTTGAAGCGAACAAAAGATCACGAGTCCCAGATGTTACATTAAGAATTGGAGAGGGAACACTGCCACCAAAGGTAATGAGCTTCATGCCAAGCGCCTCGGCCATAACGCCTTTTTCAACTACAAAACTGCTGCGGTAATCACCAGAAGTAAGTTCTTCTTCGCCCATAAGCTGAGTGGTTTCCTTGCCGGAAATAGTTCCGTAAAGCGTTTCGCTCATATCAGTACCAACGTCATTGTCGATAAAGTTCTGTTTGATTTCCAACATTTTTTCGTAAGTCAAGCCAGCAGTTGCATTAACCGTTGTCCCGCCATCGTTGGCAAAGGTAACGGTGGTTTCGAAGTCACGGCCAGTAAGAACGTTGGCAAATGCTGCGCCGTACACCACGCGGTCATACTGACGCATAGCGGCGGCAACGATGGTAGCTGGGTATTCTGAATTTGCATCAAGCAATGAACCGCGAACATCGGCTGCATCAACAGGAAGGTTGACGACAAAGCGCTTGCGACTGATTTTGCGGCGATTATGCGTAATGTCATCAAACGTAGCCGGAACATTGCGGCCAGTTACTTCTCGTGCCTCAATGCGGCCTAGGCCATCATAAGCCCAAATGTCGCCAGTCATTTGTTTTACAATGACGTACGGGCGCAGACGCGCCATCATTTGCTGTGTTTCTTTGTGGATAACATCTGAGAACTGAATGCTCAGACTGCGGTCAATGGATTCAACCATATAAACTCCTAAAATAGGTTGCGTTTCAAAAAACTCTAAATTTTTCGATACCGCTACCCACCCTAGGGGTGGACGTGATCTGAGAATTATCTCTAATCAGATGGACGTAATTATACGCTACCCGTCATCAGAAGAATAGCACATTGATTTATATTAATCAAGCAGGGTTTTTATAATAATTGGAAACTACGCCAGCAAGCTCGTTAATCCTTGCTGTTGTTTTTTTGTGGTCGGGGTTAAGGAAATCCTTCCCTGCTTTTGACGTTCTAAGACCCGCAAGCTCAGCGCGTGTTTCCTCGATACTTTGAGAGCTTGTTTGCCCACCCGATGTCATACTACCCTCAGCACCGTATTTCTTCTTTACAGCATCAATCTCTGCCCTTGCCGAGCTAAGTGCTGCAATCATAGCAACTTGCGTTTTCGGTGCTGCCTCGGCTATTGCGTTACGCATGGCTTGCGGTACAGAAGCATTGAGCATTTCAGTGGCGACAGATGATGCAGCTTCAAATTTATCGCCAAAATGCTCCTTCGTTAATGCGTCAAACTCTGTATCTAATTCCTTTTGCTTTGTTTCATTGCCGAGTTTTGATTCATTGGCGGAGCTTAGTTCGGAGGAAATATATTGTTTCCACACTTTATCGGCCTGCCTCTGGTTAAGACCAGCGGAATGAAGAATGGCGGCGGCCTTTTCTTTAAATTGATTTAAGTCCACACCCTCTGGGAGTCCCTCAATATCAGAGAATTTATATTTATCTGGAGTTTCCGGCCTACCTGATGCGGTATAGAACGCATCCCATTCAGCATCAGGAGCATCAGCAGATGGTGCGGACTTTTTGCCAATCATGCTCTGAGCATTGGCAAGCTGACTCCAAAGGTCATCTGAACCCTTAATATTTTTTGCCCACTCTTTACCGGAATAGCTTTCAGGGATGGAAAATCCGTTATTTGTTTGGTCGCTTGCCGGAAGTTGCTGGCCTTCTGACGGTAATTGTTGCTGGTCGGTCATTGGTTGCTACCTTTCTAATATAATCAAACTCAATTTTCTTTAGATACTCTGCGCGTATATGCTGCCTAATGCCGCCATACACTCCGCGCTTGACTGCGTAATAATGCGATGTTTGCGGATTATCGCTTGCCAGATAAGTCTTATCCCATTGGCAGGAATCTTTCAATACAGCAAAAAAAACCTGCCCCTCCGGCAATGCGGCAATGTGATTAAGAGCGGCAATGAATAGCTTATCGTCTATTTCAATCATTGCGGCCTCATCATCTGACCCGCTGCCGCCGTATCCTTAGCCATACTAGCGGCCTGCACACCTGCCGCCAGCATTTGCTGCATCTGTGCTGCTTCTGCGTCCTGTTGGTCGAGCGCCTCAACCGCGTCATCCTCACGAATTATTCCAACCGCGATGCCACGAATTATTCCAAGCTGTTTATACGCCTCATGAATATTAATGCGATTTTTAATGGCCAGAGAAATCTGCATATCGGTACGGTATTGATTGAGCAACTCAATGGTTGCCAAATATTCTTCTGACCTTTGAGCAGATGCCGCCTTTGTTTTATAGCTAATTTTATAAATATCCTCGCCCCTTTGCAGTCTGCCCAAAAGCGCCTCTGGTATATATTCAGGTTCTCTACCGCTAGCAATCACCTCAGCTTCTTCTTCGCTCCCAGCTATTACGCCATATTCACCACTGCGCCATAAGACGCTTACCGAACGTTCAAATGTTGGCGTGAGAACCTCTGCAAGCTGCCGCGAATACAGGGCAGAAAGAGAGCCGTTGCGAATCTGGTCACGTATCTGAACCTCACCGAGGGTCATTGCTGTTTGGTTATTAAAATCAAGCAAGCGATCCAAGAAGAAGTGCTGTGCAATAACCTGCTTTAAGTCCTCAAGCCGCCGCAGCGCCGGTTCCATGCTGCCGATAGTAACCAATGGGAAAACCGGAGGTTGACCACCGATGTTGTTCCCTGCATTAAATACATTTATGGCCCCCGAAGATGTATCAATGGTCGAGCCACCAAGCATACCGTCATTCAAGATACCGAGGGGCGGGTCTAGCATTTTTTCAGTGGCGCGGATTATGGCTTCACGCAAGGAGTTTGCTTCGCGTATATCCGGCATCGCCGTCATAGACGGACACCTGCCCTGCTTTTCATAGGTCAACTTGCGGAATCTGCCAATGCGTATTGGAAGCTCGTGAAAGCCAGTTTCTAATAATATGTGGTCGCTATCAAATTCAATGTGAATGGACTCGAACGCCATAGCAAGCTGACCCGCTGCCGCCTTCTTTTCCATGCGCGGGCGAATAGCATGTAGGATTTTTACCTTAGCATTTTTCCCAGCATTATATTTCTCTCTGGTTTTTTCCGATACATTCTCAATGCCGTATTCGGCAACCACCCTATTGCAGCGCCATTCATAAAGAATAAATATTCGGTCAACTATTCCGTTTTTACCCTCATCAAAATAAACTTCTTTCACGCCATAGGGCTTGTAAATCAGCTTAGACTTGTCGCCTTTTTCCACGCCTATCCCGCTTGTGCCAAAGATCAATTGATCGAGCATGTACTCGTCAAGAGTTAGCATTAGGTTTGCATGAGGATCATCCATTGCCGCCACAGTGCGCTGCGTCATTTTGCTATAAAATTCTGCCAATTCCGTGGTCATTGGTAGGTCATCGGGCGGCGTAATTTCAATAGACCTTCTGGCTGTGCCCGGCCATAGCGCACCAAGCAACGCCGATGCCGAGTTTTGGGCGGCAAAGGTGGCCGTAGAGTCGAAAATTTCACCAATCATGAATTGGCCGGGCGAGGGTTCTGAGGTAAAATTTTGCTTAACCTGCGACACATACTCGCCAATAATTTGGTACATATTATCCCAAATTTGACGATCGTCTTTTAGGTCTTTAAATTCTTGTTTAAGCGCCAATACGGTCATACAGACTGCAAATACCTTCTGCCTGATGGCTCTTCATCACCCGATGCAGCGAGAGAACCGGCAAATGCGCGTCTAGCGCTTAAAGCCTCCGCCGCCTTTCTTGTTGCTCTTTGATCTGCCGTGGCCTTTGCGGTCGCCGCCTCCCTTGCTAGGCGCTCGCGCTCACGCGCTGCCGAAGCCTCAGTAAGCGCCCCTGTATCTGTTTTAGGCGACCCGAATATACCCATATAAACCCTCCGCCAAAATATCCATGAATGATAACACGTTAATACTGACTACTCAACCGTCCTTTTCCGAACCGCCTGCTTGTCACAAGCCCCTTTGATACATTTATAATTTTATTAACCATATTGCTATTCGGCGCTCTGAGCTTTATACCCACAGCAAGAGCCAGCGCATCAAGGTAATCGGTGCTGTCGATACCCCTGCCTTTCATGTTCTTTTTGCTTTCAACTACCAGCTTCCCATGGTCATTGCTTCCTACATAAGGGGACGATATTTCATTTATAAGCTGCGGGATGTTCGGGATAGACCCGCCGCGCTCAATCCAATCCAATACACCGTGCATCATTTCCGAACGACAGTTAGCATATATTGGGTTAGTTGAGCTACCACCAAAATTCACCTCCATAACCTTAAACCCATGCGAGCGTATAGTATCAATTACACCCTCCCCACGGCCAGCATCAATCCGAACATAATCCGGCTCGAATGTCTTTATCTGCCACATGACTTTATGTGCAAGGTCTACGTTGTTCATGCCCTGAAACACAAGGGGCGGATACGCCTTCAATCCAGCAACGGGGAAAATAACGCTTTTATCACCAGTCGGGCTTCGCGCTACGTCAACACCAAGTACGCGAATCGCGCCCTTGACAGCAGCGTCGTGTATATCGCGTTTGGAAGCCTCCATAGCAAGTATCATCGGAACCAGCACATCATCAGAGCCAGCCATAGGGTCACACAAAAACTCTCTAGCAAACTGCACAGCGGTCATATCGCGCCGAGCAGATTCTAATTCTTCGGGGTCGATGATATTCGTTTCTAGTGCGGAATAAAGACGTGTGAACCAGCCGGGTGAATCCTGTGCCGACTGATAAAGCTCGTAAAGTTTATCCACGCCCTTGAATGTACCAATAAACAATGCCCATCCAAGTCTATCAGATAGTGCCGGACGTATTACCTCGCCCCACAAATTCGGTCGTGAATCCGCAACCTCATCAATAACAACCCCGTCAAGATACATGCCGCGCAGGGCATCAGGATTATCGCCGCCGAACAAGTGTATTTGCGTCCCATTTGGGAAATCTATTTTTAATTCACTCTCATAGAATTTTATGTCTGGGATGTTATACGCAAGTTTTTTGAAATAATCCCACGTTACTTTTTTTGCCTGTTTGTAATAAGGAGCGATGTAGCCAAATCTTCCATCGCCGCCATTAAAGGATAGAGCCGCATGAACGAGCGTTGCAACCGCGAATAAAGTTTTACCAAATCGTCTATGACACACAACAACACCAAAACGGTGTTTCGCCGTCAACTCGTGCAACTCAAGCTGATACTTGCGCGGAGTGTATGGTATGTGAATTTCTTGCGTCATGTTATTTTACTCAGTGTACCAATACCATAAGCCTATAGGACTCCAAAACATTACCCATGCGCCAGCGGCGACGGGCGAATACAACCAACTCTTTCGCACCATGTGGACGCAGAATACCAAATCCACATCCCACTTTTTTAACCTCCGCTCCACATACCGCCTATCGTGCTTCACGCATATCGGATGGAACCTCTTTTCAAACCATGCTTGCAATCCGAAGTAGCGCGGAACGCTGCAAACCCGCTCCATACATTAGGGAATCTCAATGCGCGTCGCGTTAGCCCATTCCGGTAGGTTAAGGATGTGCTCATAAAGCAGGTCTATGGAGGGCAAATAAATGTCCTGTAATTGCTGTGGCGTTGCCTGACCGATAAATTCTCTGTCGGCAATCTGCTGCGCTGTGAGCGTAGGATCAGTACTTACAGCATAGATACGTGTATCAATGGCGTTAGTGGCTGCGTCATTGGTATAGCCCTTTAATATAACAAATACCTCTCCGCGCTCGAAAGAAACGTTAGCGTCGGTGATGCGGTAAATAATTGCATTTACCCCAAATTGAGTTGGGTTAGAAACTCCTACCAGTGCTTTAATTGCCATATATTATCCTTATGCTAATTTAGTTACGCGCCACACAAGCGAGATGTCATCGTACCATAGTAGTGCGCCCTGATTGACAGTGAGGGTTATATCCGCGCCGGAAGTATTAAACAATCTATTCGCTGCCAATGACGCAGCGTTATTGTTACTTAATATAATCGAGAAAGAACCAACATAATAAATTCTTAAAAACTTACCTCTGCTAGCTAAAGGTGCGGTTATTCCAGTTATAGTACGGGCTGCGTCACTATCTAAACGCCATATTGCCGTTTGACCACCTCCTACATAATTATTCTGGTCTGCCACTATCTGTGCCGGGGATGTAGATGGGGCACTGTAACCAAAAATGGAATGGGCTCCTGAAATCAACGGAACAAAGAATACGTCAACCCCGCTCGTGTCTGTAAAATTAAATCTGTTCGGGCTGGTGCTAAAAGCTAACCCAGCGCTGGATGCAGCTGCCGATGCGAAAGCCTTGGTGTTGGATGCAATGCGATACTCGGCGGTTCCTGCCAGAGTTAAAATACCCGTAGAGGCAACTTGAACATAATTGGACGCCGAACCAATGCGGGTAACGCCAGTACCACTAGGAACGATATTGATATTACCGTTTAAATCTGTGCTAGAAAGGGTATTTGCATCAAGCCGGAGATTGTCAGTATCGGTTTGAGTCGCCGTTGTAGCTGCAAAAGCCTGTGTTGCCGACCAAGTATTCGCCCCATCGAGCAGCGGGATGACGTTGCCGGAAGTGCCGGTGGTTTTGTCATCGAGGAGGTCTGCGTTTAAGTTCGTGACCTTCGTGGTGGAAGCAATGGTAAATGGGGACGTGCCAGTGACGACAGTCGAAACAAGTTGTATGTCAGTAGTCGCCCCGGCGGACATCGTTTGCTGCAACGTATTGGTGGGCTGTGAAATTGAAACATTCGCCGCCGATGTAATCCTGCCTTTGCTGTCAACAGTTATCTGCGAAACGTTTGACGCATTACCATAGGCTCCCGGCGTGACTGCGGTGTTGGCAAGCGTGGTGACGTTAGAAGCCTGTGGAGCAGTTATGTCCCCGGTCAGGGCTGCTCTTGTGAGTAAGGGCGTGGCATCGACGTAGACCAGCGTTGTGTCAACCATTGCGCCGATTGCGTCTTGAGCAACTTCAGTGAAGTCTGTTATTAGGGCTGCTGTGTGTGTGTGCCCGGGGTTGGCGCTGGCTGGGTTTTTAAGTAGGTAATCAATGGTGGTGGATATTGCGCTGGCATCGATGCCAACCTTAGCCTCTATCGCCTCTATCGCATCGTTCTTATTCGTGTGCTGCGCCGAGTGAAGAACAACTGATACGTCATCAGTCCCTAGCGGGTTGACAAAGTCATCTAGTGACGCGGGGAAGTTAGTCGGCACTTACATTCTCCGCTTACGCCTCAGCATCACTATGTAGTCCAGAAGCGCGCTGAACACGCTGCCGTCGTATAATAATAGTGGCTGGTCGTATTTAACACCAATCTCATCATATTTCCACGTCATACCCTAGAAAGCACACCCTCAAGCCCAGCCCTTACTTTGCTAGCCTCGGCGCGAAGGGTGGCAAGGGCGGCGCTCTCTGTGTCACGCATTTTTATCAGGTCTTCTATCTCAGCACTTATCTTGGCCGCCTGTTGGTCACTTATACAGGCTTCCTCATTCGCGCGAGCGATGATGCTCTTTAACTCATTCTCTCTGTCCTGTAGCATCAAAACCGTAGAAGCCCGCGTATCCTGCGTTATTTTAAGCATAGACGCCTCCAACGCTGCCACCTTGTCCTCACCGGAGCATACATCGGCGTTGACCAAGGCCAGTGTCTTAACCGCCTCTTCCACCGCCTTCACGTGATCATTGGCCAATTGCTCCTTCTTGTCAAACTCCTCTACCATCTCCATCGCCACATCCACGCAGCGCAATAGCCGTGCCAGCGTGTTAAGGTCGCCCTTAATAGCATCCAGTTTATTGCTCATCCTCGTCTCCCCAATAAAGCCACTACAATACCCGTACCCGTACCACTCGGCAGACTTGGCCGTATCCATAACGGATTCTCCAATAGCTGCTCGATACTATCAGCAGTCTTGGCAATAGCGTTCCCCTGCGCGTCAGTCAGAGTCGTCCATACCGCCGAGGAAAAACTTGCATGGTCAGGGTCAGCCCGCTGGTCATTGCTCCCCTGCAACGTCAAGGTACTCGTCCCAAACGTACCACCATAAATATGCACACACTTGTCGTTGAACTTGGCCATCTTTACCGGCTTGCCAACGTCAGCAGTCGTACCAACTAACCCGCTCCACACAATAAGGTCAACCTTGGTCAACCCAGTTCCATTCTTGTCGTCACGGTTAAACGTCGGATTGATAGTAGCCATTAGTCCTCCAATTCCTCTAGTTTGCTTACACTTACACGCGGTGACCGCCCACGGCGACTAGGCACTTTTATCTCATCCTTGGCATCAGCTTCCGCCGCTAACTTTACCCGCTCCTTGTGCCGAGCTATCGCAGTCTTAAGCGCGTACGCCTTGCTCTCATCAGTCGCATACTTATCTATCTGTTCAGGAACACACGATAACTCCACCGCCTCCATCAACAGCGCATCAAACGCACTCGATGCTGGCTTCTCACTCGTATCCTCAAACTTTACCACCTGACACGTCCGTACACGCCTGAAACCAGTAACCTTCGGACGTAACCGACTCGCAATTAAACCAGCCTGTAACATGCTGCGCGCAACCCCAATGTCCTTCACGCTGTCACTAAGCACAAACTCCTCGCTGTACCACTCAATCGTAGATACCTTGTTGTTTACCATCACAACCTCGCCCTCACACACAGCTAGCTTACCCATACGTTGCTCCATCTGGACTGATAATGGGTGGATTATATAGGTAAGATGCGGCAGTAGCAAGGTTAACTATTGTTAATGTGGTCAAATGGAGAATTATTGGAGAGGGGGTTATATACCGCCCCCCCGAATTTGTGTCATAGGGGGGTGTACCCCCTCGGCGGGAATTGCCTAAGCCCCCCCCCTAACGGTATATCAATGGGTTACCTGATAATTATCGTATAACGTATATTATGGTAAATAATATACAGCGGTATATCAATGGGTTAACCATGTAATACCACTAATAGAACCTAGTTCGGTGATGTGACAACACTAGATATAGCCTCATGATCTATCGTTTTGATACTGTTAGGCGCGGCGGGGATAGCGCATATGAGATTGAAAGTCAGGCCCCCCTGCACGTTGAGCGACTGGTGAGGCTTACCATGGCCACGGTCAAGCAATGCCGTTGCGGCGCTGATTCGAGCCGTTGCAGTCTGCTCCTCATTGCTGACAATATCATAAAGCGCCTGCATTGCGGCTGGCGTGGCGTGAAGCGCTAGTTCCCTTATGTCCATACCCGAAGGGAGCAAAGCTTTTGTAATGGGCATTTGCGGGGCATGTGGAGGCATACGCGCCGCTGGCCTAGTGCTGGCAATCTGCTCAGTCACACGCGCAACCGCCTCAATCTCTTCCTGCTCACGCTCTTGCCACGTCATGCTGCTCATAGTAGCTCAATATTATGAGTTAGGCAATAGATACAAATTGTTAAGCATTTTAGGCAGAGTTGCCTATTATTTAGGCATCTTTTTAGGCGTAGTTGCCATAACCTATTGTATATTATCAATAGCTGTTTAAAGGTTAATATTCCACGCTCATTAACCGCGGTTAATGCACGTTTTTTCCGTTAATTATTACGGATACAAGAAAGATACTTTCCGGATAGAAAATGGATAGGTTTGAAACTACATAACATATTATATTATATATATTATATATATTATTATTATTATTATATCAGTAATATCTGCAAATATAAATAGTCTAATAGCTAATCCCATAGGAGGGGGGTATTTTTATTTTTACTGATACGGAGCGCAAACCCATACTGGAAGCCAAAAACATATCCGCCTTTAATTTCTGGTAACTATTAGTAACCCATTGATCTGTGTATGCTAAGCAGTTGTAATATATAAATACCCAGTATCAATAGAATAAATTCTCCAATTTTGCGGATACGCCGACATGTGATAAGGCATTGGATAATATACGCAATAGCACCATCAGCGGAAACTAGCAGTGATAAGTATGTTTTTGGGATATTCTCAAAAGCAAAAATAATGCGCTAATGGTTTTTAACTATAAAGTTGAAAATAGGCGCTTGACACAGCGTAATCACGCATGTAATATATGTCTTGTTTATTTGCACACCAACCCTAAAACCAAAGGAGCACACACCATGACACACATAAATTTTATAGCGGCCTGTGGCGAGCGCCTGATCGACGTAGGAATTGCTTTAGAAAACGAAGCGATACGGGCGGCGCTAGTTGCAGGAGATGAAGCGCTAGTAATCAGCTTACTTGATTCGGAGTTTTAACAACACACATTCACCACGCGCACGCCTAACAACCCACAAACAGAAAGGATTAAACACCATGACACAGATCGCAACACTAAAAGCAAACTTGCGTACGGCTAGCGCACGTGAAAGAGCAACGTACTTAATCGCTAAAAAGGCGCAAGATCGCAATGACGATGCCTTTGATGTGCTCATGGAACGGCACTTTCTAGCCTGTGAAGCGTGGATTGATGCCTATATAGCTTATAATGCTAGCCTAACTCAACAAAGGAGCTAAAGCCATGTTTTACCTAACCTACGAAAAACACGATAAAAGCGGCAACTGGTCGCAACACAAAATCGAGGGGTTTTCTGATTTTTGGCTTGCATACAAAGTAAGCTGTCATCTGAAAGTTAACAGCTCAAATGTTTGCAATATGATACTAGAAGAGGAGCTAAACACATGACGATGACAAACAACGATCTAACATATTCCACATCGGGGCTATTCACCCGCTTTTTTCCTGAAACCGAAGCCGGGAAAGTGGCATGGTATCAGATGAACGCAGAGGACGGCGGCGACATTATTTATACGACGCATTTACCCAACGTTTTGGCGCAGTTACAAAGCGCGGGCTATACCGTTGGGAAAGCCGCGCCAGTTTCAGAGGAAATGCTAGCCATGCTGGAAAAAATGGCAGCAATCAACTAATCAACTAACCAACCAAAAAGGAATAAAACACCATGACCCACACAGAATGCCTACCCCACAATCTCACGCCGAATTGCCCTGCATACAAGCCGGTAATGGCTTATAATCGCATGGTACGAGCTGGCAAGCCCAAAGGTAACGACACGCTTGCTAACAAAATCATCCAACAACGCGCATGGTATTCCAAATGTGACCAAGCCCTAACCAGCGTCAAGGAGGCGCTAGGAGTATGACACAGGAAAAATACTACGGATTGACTGATAGCGAGTATGACGCTTGCAATACTCAGGCATCCGCGATTTATGAAAAGATGCGTGTCCGCATCGAGCTTCATGATTATATTCTGAATTGGTTAGAAAGCGATTTAACCAGCAACTACAATGATCTTGTGCGCGAACGGGCGAATAGGATTATTCAAGGATTGTGCGGCAAAAAATATGAGAAGGCTTATCCCAATGTGATTGTTAATAAACTACTGGAAGAAACGCTTGAAGAAAATAAGCGGCTCAAAAAAGACAATGATTTTCTACGGAGGCGCGATTAAAATGAAAATTGAAATATGCCGGACGGCTAACGACCCTTATCTGCATTATTTTATCAACCCTAACCGTAATTGCGATTACTGCGCCACCTTCAAAGGCTATGACGAGGGCGACATTATGGGCTTTGGCTCGACACCAGAGCTTGCAGAGGAGGATTTATTGGAGCAAACCCGCTGCCTTCTTTGCGGGGAGATTCACTACCCAGAGGAAACGCCGTTAACATGCAAACAAGGTGATTAAAATGACCAAACCCCGCATCGTCTACACCAAACAGCCGCCGCGCAATCTCCGCCTATACCGCTTCTATGTCCCAGCCATTGCGCTTGGTTTATTCCTATGGCTTGCCCACTACTCACTTGGGCAGGATCAGGGCTACACGGCAAGCGAACGGGCGGCACTGGCTACCCTAGTGGCCAAGAGCACCAAACCTTCTAAGGGGGATATTGTTATGGAGTTATACGGCATCACCGAGGCCGACCTTGCGCGGCCTGTTGTATTATGGAAGGATTGAGAATGAAAACCACCAAAACCACGGCCATGCTTACGATACTCTGCATTGTTACAGCTTGCGGAGGCCGAGCAGCAAACCCGATCATGACCAATCAATACGGTGATGATCGGAAAAGCTGCAAGGCTTTAGAAATGGAGATGACAAATATCCAAGGCGACATTATTCGCCTAATCCCTGAGACTGAAAAGACAGGTAAAAATGTTGCTCTTGGTGTGGCTGGGGCAATCTTTCTTGTGCCGTGGTTCTTCATGGACTTGAGCCAGTCTGAACAGATAGAGGTAAACGCCCTGCGTCAGCGATACAATAACCTCGTAATAATTGCTACGGATAAGAAGTGCGCTTTTGATATTAACCAGAAGGGATAATTTATGACCGACACAGAAACCCACCTCAACATACTGGACTTGAAAAGGGCTGCATACCTAATGGCAAAACTGATTAATTCGCCGAAAAACGGGAAAACAGAGGCCGAAACAGAAGCAACGGCACGAGATATTTTATGGGCATTGCAAGAATTGGAGAAACAAGAATTGGAGAAAACAGCATGTCAAAATTCCTAGCCAAATATACCGCACCCGACCAGCCGACTAAATACCGGACTATCTGGGGCGACGAACTGCGTGACGCTACGATGATCGCGGAACGCTGGAGTCCAAAGGGTTATATATTGACAGCGTTGACGCAAAAATTGGGAGAGGATTAGCTATCCGTATTTTTTAATTTGACACGCGCTATAAAAAAGTATTAGCCTCTGGGTGCACATCAAATATTCAGGGGCTTTTATGCAAAACATAATCCAAGCGTTTACCGAGGCCATGCAGTCACATGGTATTAATCCGGCGCTTGATATAGTTGCCGATGACAAGTGGCATAACTCACATGCCGTAGGTGAGAAACCCAGCAAAAAGATTATTTACTACCGCCTGAAAATTGACGGTGACTTTGCCGTTGGCAACTATGGCTCATACCGCGAAGGCGTGACGCACACTTTTACCACGAAGGCCGCGAAGGAATACAGCAAAGAAGAAAAAGAGGCATGGGCGACACGTCAGGCCAGTGAGAAAGCCGAGAGGGAAACCGAGCGCAAGGAAACCGAAATGCAGGCGGCGGTGACTGCAAAGACGCACTGGGCAGAGGCGGAGCTACCAATAGACACGCACCCGTACTTGAAGCGCAAGGGGATTGAGATAGAGGGGTTGCGCGTAGAGGGTGACAAGCTGCTTATCCCGATGTTTGGTATAAACGGTAAAATATCCAGCTTGCAGACCATAGACGAGCAGGGTGAAAAATTATATTTGAAGGGCGGCAGAAAGCAGGGGTGCTTTTATCCGTTCCCAGCTACCTCCCACGACACGATCCTAATCTGCGAGGGCATAAGTACTGCCGCGAGCGTACATGCCGCTGTGCCTGATTATGCCGTGTTTGCCGCGTTTGATGCTGGCAACCTGCTATCAGTAGCGGAGGCGTTACGCGGTAAATATCCTGAGGCGCGTATCTGGCTGCTGTGCGACAACGATGCGTTCAAGGATAAGAACACCGGAATTGATAAAGGAAAGATTGCCGCTGCCAAGGTAAATGGTTTTGCAATCTGGCCGGAATTTGTTAATAATGAAGATACGAAATGCACGGATTACTGTGACCTGCACCAAAGCGCGGGAATTGCTGTAGTCCGCTCACAAATCCTTGAGCGAATAGAGCGTAGTCTTATCGCTCAAGGTGATGTCCCCGCCGAGGTATCCTTTGAGCCTCTGGCTGATGTAGGTGTGCAAGCCTCGGCGGGTGACTACGAAGAAGAAGAGCAACAAGAAGTGGGCGGCGACTTAGGGTTGCCGTTCAGGGTTTTGGGTTACAACCAAGAAACCTATTATTACTTCCCGTTCGAGAAGCGCCAGATATTTGCCCTTGCAGGAGCGTCGCATACGCTAAACAACCTATTGCAGCTTGCTAGTACAAACCAGTGGCAGCGTTCTTTCGGCGGTGGGCATACGGAAATATCAGCGACACAAATACCGGCAATAGCCGCTAATGCTCTATTCCGCATTGCCCATAAGCGCGGGGTATTTACCGAGGAAAACAAAGTGCGCGGGTGTGGGGCGTGGATGGATGCTGGCCGGAAAATGCTGCACTGTGGCAATGAAATATATGTGGACGGTGTGCCGACCGACACGAAAGACGTGTTAGGTAATTACGTTTATATCGCCGCGCCGAGGCTGTTAAGACCTTCGCTCACGCCGTTAAGGTCAAAAGAAGCCATTAAACTACGCAAAATATGTGAGATGCCGACATGGGAAACGAAGCTATCTGGCTCGCTGTTGGCTGGCTGGTTAGTGATAGCACCAGTATGCAGCATTTTACCGTGGCGACCGCACCTATGGATTACGGGCGAGGCTGATTCTGGGAAGGCACAGCCACATTCGGCTCTAGTTTTGACACCAAGTGGCTTTAGGAGAATGGGTGATCTTGCTGTTGGTGATACTGTGACAACGCCGGATAATTCCTTCGCAAAAATACTAGGTGTTTTCCCGCAGGGGAGGCAAGTTGTTTACAAAATAACATTCTCTGACGGAAGAACAGCTTATGCAACAACAGACCATCTCTGGAAAGTGAGAGTCGCCAATGAATGGCGGATAAGAACCACTGGGCAAATAATTGACGTACTAAACAGGGGAACAAGGGCGAGCGCGTCCCTTGCAATTCCACTCACCGCCGCCGTTGATATGGAGCGCAACAACAAGCAAAAATTGCCGCTTCACCCATATGTTCTAGGAGCCATGATTGGTGACGGTCATTTTGCAAATGAGAATTCGGGAACAACGGGGTTTACTTGTTTTGACCCTGAAATAGTCGAAAGAATAAAAACGCTTCTCCCTGATTACATGGGCATTTTTGAAAAAAGGACTGCGCCGAACCAGTTTAGATTCGGCGACCTTTCAAGGTATGGGAGGCGCACACGCGCACTTATAAAAGAACTCGGTATGTTAGGCAGAAAATCTCATGATAAATATATTCCAAAAGACTATCTTTGTGCCTCGGTGTCAGCCCGCATGGAGATGCTGCGCGGCTTGATGGATACAGATGGATATGTAGGTGAGGGCGGCTCATTATCCTATTGCACTGTATCAAAACGCCTCTGTGATGACGTTGTGTTTCTTGTAAGGTCGTTAGGGGGTATCGCAAAAGCTAGTAAAAAACACGCTCACTACACATATAAGGGGGAGAGGAAACAAGGAAGATTAGCCTATAATATAAACATCAGAATGAAAGACCGGCAAGATTCTTTATATCTAAACATAAAGAAAATAGAGATTGATGGCGAAGATGATTGCAGGTGTATACTGATTGACCACCCAGACAGGCTTTATGTCACGGATAATTTTGTGGTTACGCATAACTCAACCATATTAGACCGCATCATCAAGCCTACGCTCGGAGCCATTGCCCTAAATGTTGATGGCGGAACCACCGAGCCAGGCATACGGATGCTCATGGGCTACGATGGCAGACCTATTATATATGACGAAGCCGAGAGCGAAACACCCAATCAGCGCTCTACTATGGAGGGGGTTTTGCAGCTTGCCCGGAAAGCATCAAGCGGCGCGACGGTAGGAAAGTTTGGGCAAAAACCATTTAAGGCGCAATTCTGCATTTGCTTTTCGGCAATCAATCCGGGCATTACTGCCTTTGCCGATGAGTCGCGCTATTCAATGCTTACGCTAAAAAAGAACAGAAAGCGTGCGGCTCAGGAAGATTATGACGCGCTGTTAGATGAGATAGCTACAACGATAACACCAGAATTTCAAGCCGGACTGCTCGCAAGGACGGTTGCCAGCATGCCAACTCTACTTAAAAATATAGAAGTATTCCGGCGCGGGGCTAGAAAAGTTTTAAACGTCCCGCGGCTTGCCGATCAACTTGCTCCGATGTTGGCGGGGCTTTACCTGCTTGGCAGCGATAAGGTTATAGCAGACGCTAAGGCGGAGGAATGGATCGCGGCGCAGGACTGGACGATGAATACGGCGGTTGCGGCAGAGCCGGAATACCTAAGACTGATGCGGCACATTTCTACCAGCATCATCCGTGCCGGACACGTTAAAGAGGCGCTCTCCGACTATACGGTGGGTGAGCTTATATCCGCTATCCATAAATACAATGACCGCATCAATACGGACTTTGCCGACCGTACACTGCGTATGTACTCGATAGCGGTTAAAGATGGCTTTGTTGATATTGGCAATAGGAATCATAATTTAGGTAGATTGCTTAAAAATACACAGTGGGAAATGAACTGGCACAGGACGCTTTCCTCGCTACCTGATTCGGGGCAAAAATCTAGCGTTTATTTCTCCGCTGGCGACAAGCAAAACGCCACAAGAATACCTGCAAAATATTTCATCAATGACGAATATGATAACCTTATTTGATGACCAACAAAGGCTGATAGAACAGACCGCGCAGGCCATGCGTAGCGGCAGCAGAAGCGTACTGATGCAAGGGGCGACAGGCTCCGGTAAGTCGGTAATGGCGGGCGAACTGGTACGCCGCGCACAGGCAAAGGGTAGCCGCACATGGTTTATTGTCCCGCGCCGTGACTTGCTCAGGCAGATGTCCGTGACTTACGACCAATTTAATTTAGAGCATGGATTTATAGCGGCGGGGTATACGCCTAATTTTTTATGCAAAACCCAAATATGCTCACTTGGTACGCTACTTGCTCGCTCGCAAAATAAAGCACCTGACCTTGCTATTGTTGACGAGTGTCACGTTGGGGGCGCTGGCATGGATAAGCTGATTAAGTGGCTCAAGGCCGGAGGTGCATATATCATCGGTTTAGGAGCAACTCCGAAAAAATTGAGCGGAAAGGGGCTTGGTTGCTGGTTTGATAAGATGGTGCATGGCGAGTCTATCCGCTGGCTGATAGATAATAAACGGCTATGTGAATACAAAGTCTATGCCCCTTCGCACCCAGACCTGAGCGCGATAGGAATATCGGCGGGTGACTATGCCAAGGGGCAGCTTGCGAGCTTCATGGAGCAGGACAGGGTGCTTATCGGCAATGCCGTGGAGCACTATAAGAAGCTGGCTATGGGTAGGCTTAACATAGTCTATTGCGTGAGCGTAAAGCACAGCCAGATGGTAGCAGAGAGCTTCAATGAGGCAGGGATACCCGCAGCGCACATGGACGGGGAAACGCCGGACAATGAGCGTGAGCGGATAATCAGGGCTTATGCCAACAGAGAGTTGCGGGTGCTTACGAATTGTGAATTGCTCACTTATGGCTTCGACTTGGCCTCGCAGGTTGGCATGGACGTAACCGTTGAGTGCGTTTCCGACCTTAGACCAACTAAATCGCTCGCTTTGCAGATGCAAAAATGGGGGCGGGTTTTGCGTAATAAGCCGTACCCCGCGCTCATATTCGACCACGCCAACAATCTTCAAGAGCATGGTTTGCCCTGTGACGAGCGAAAATGGACGCTTGAGGATACGGAAAAACGCAGTCGGAAAGAGAGCGAAAAAACCATTGCTGTCAGGCAATGCGAAATTTGCTACCTATGCCACAAACCCGCCCCAACCTGTCCAGAGTGCGGATTTGTTTACCCGATAGAGTCGCGTGAGATAGATACGGTTGAGGGTGAGCTGTCGGAGGTTGACCTAACGCAAGCCAAAACACATGCGCGGCAGGAGGTGGGCAGGGCAAAGACGCTTGAGCAGCTACGGGCAATCGCCAAGGAGCGTGGGTATAAATCTAGCTGGGTTTACCAAATGATGCGCGTGAAAGGAAAACGGGCATGAGCGAATCTAGCGAAATAGTACCCCTGTGCCGTATGGAGGCCAGCAAACACAATGCACGGCTGTTTAGAAACAATCGTGGATTATTTCTTACATTGGATGGGAAACGCAAGGTAAGGGCTGGGTTAGATGCAGACGGAGCCAGCGACTTGGTGGGCTACAAATCAATAATTATAACACCGGAAATGGTTGGGAAGAAAATTGCAGTTATTGCGGCTGTGGAAATAAAAAAGCCGGGGTTAAAACCGACTCCCAAGCAAAAAAACTTTTTACGCATCATCAAAGAAGCAGGTGGAATCTCAGGCGTAGCGCGGTGTGCAGAGGATGTAAAATTACTGTTGACAGGCAGTATTTAGTCGTGCTATAAAGTATGCACACTAACAAAGGGGCGAGTATGACAAACGAACAAGAAAATACATCATTGGTAATTTTAGAAAAGAAAGACGCATCTGTCGTATATTATTACGATTTAATTCAAGGAAGCGAGGAGTGGTTCGCGGCGCGTTGTGGGTTGCTTACCGCCAGCGAAATGAAGCTGGTAATTACACCGTCAACACTCAAGGCCGCTAATAACGATAAGGTTCGCGCCCATGCGTATGAGTTGGCGGCGCAACGCTTAACTAAATATGTTGAGCCGAGCTACATTGGCGATGACATGCTGCGCGGCATTGACGATGAGATTTTAGCCAAGATACTGTACGCTGAGAAATATGCACCGGTAACCGATGTTGGATTTGTTACCAATAATAAATGGGGATTTAAGATTGGATGCTCACCGGACGGGCTGGTTGGTGACGATGGCATTGTCGAGTGCAAGTCACGCAAACAGAAATTCCAGATTGAAACCATTATAGGCGATAAAATGCCCGATGATTTTTTAATTCAGGTGCAAACAGGGCTGATGGTTACAGGGCGCAAATGGACTGATTTCATAAGTTATTGCGGCGGTCTGCCGATGTTAACGACAAGGGTTATTGCTGATGTGGCGGTGCAGGAGGCAATCTTAGCGGCGGCAGCAGCATTTGAGGCTACGGTTACGGCTATTATAGAGAAATACCGCGATGCGCTCACCTCACCTGATACCCGCCTGATACCAACGGAGCGCAAAATTATAGAGGAGATGCACTTATGAACAATATGGAAAGCGTAATCGTTGCTAAAAGTGATCAGATGAACTCAGATGATTTAATTGGTGGGTCAATTACTATAACGGTAAAGAATGTTAAAATTAACGAGTCTGGCGAACAGCGTGTATCAATCGGATACGAGGGTGACGGTGATAAGCCGTGGAAGCCGTGCAAATCAATGTGCCGTGTCATCGTGGCAAATTGGGGGGCAGATACGAAAATCTATTACGGCAGAAAGCTAACTCTGTACCGTGACGCTGCGGTTAAATGGGCGGGAATGGAGGTTGGCGGCATACGAATCAGCCACATGAGTCATATACCGAAAGAAATTACGATGGCTCTAACGGCTACTCGCGGGAATAAAAAACCATTCACCGTGAAGCCTATTGCCGCAACCGAGAAGGCAGAGAAGGTATCCGCGCTACCTGACAGCGTGTTAGAGAAAATATTAGTCAACGGCGAGACCGCCGCTTCTAAAGGCGTTGCTGCATATTCAGACTGGCTGAAACCACTAAGCGCAGAAGTCAAAGAGGCGATTAAACACAAACACGCAGAATGGTCGGCCATAGCAAAACAGGCAGACCGTAACAAGGAGGAGGATATACCATCATGACAGGAAAAGAACTTAGGGCTTGGAGGCTCAAACTAGGCATGACGCAACGAGCGTTTAGCTGGTGGATAAAACCAAAGCGAACAGAGGATATTATAAGCCAATGGGAGCTTGGGAAAATGCCCGTCCCCGAATGGCTGGACACATTAAAGGAGTACACCGATGATAAGCATGGGAGATAAAAAATTTAGCTGCCTTAGTCCGGCTTCCAAGAAAAAAATCGTGGGGTTAAAACAAAAGTCGTTTTTTGGCTCACAGGCCAGCGGCAGAAGCACGAGGATAGCTGAGTTTCTCAAAAAGCCGGGGCGGGTGGGGTTCGGGGTAGATCAGTTTACTGACTGTGAAGTTCTTTATTATACGGAGAAATAAAATGCCGATAACAAAAAGCATGGCGGTTGCCAATCGAATAGATGCTACTTTCGATTGCGGTTTAGTAGAAACAAAGGAGTTTTTCAGCATGACCCAAGACAACGACATAGCATCCGATGAACTTGACCGGATGCACGATTACAAGGGCGACCTGCTCATGCTTCTAACCGATGTTTTAAAACACATCGGAACCGGCAAGGATGAGGTGGACAATGCAATCAACTGCGAGCAAGCCTTCGATGAGCTTATACACAAGTTCTGCTATAAGCTATCGGATGAAGGCGGTGGTGAGGTCAACATACCAATGAGTCCTCGCTACGCCGACTGGTTACGCAAGCAGAGAATGAGGGCACAACCAAACAACGAGGATTGAAATGATGAAACCAGCAATGTATCGCGTTACAAGGACAATGAATGATCCCGATATTGGTGATGGCGTTATCCTGTCGATTCTTCTGCCCGACAATGCCACCAGCAGGGGCAATCCAGAATATGTGAATTACGGGTTTAGCAAATACGAGGCTTTGGCTCTGGCGGATAAATTGCGTGAGGCGGCAGAAATTTTAACAACCAAAGGAGAGTAATATGGACTTAGATAATTTAACAATAGGTGATGCAAAGAAACTGATGGCAATGATTGGAACTCAATCAGTTAAACCCAGCGCCCTATATTCTCGCTATGTGGGCAAATATGTTATCTGCCGTAGCCGAAACGAGGGTATCAACGCCGGCAAGGTGCTTGAGCTTGATGAAACTGGCGTTATTATAGCGGATGCGCGTAGGCTTTATTATCACAAGCCAGAAAGTAAGGAATTGAGTTGGTACGAAGGCGTTGCGCTTGTCGGGCTATCCGAAGATTCAAAAGTTGGTGTGGCTGTAGAAAAAATCATTGTCGAAAGATATTCGTTGACGCTCTGCACCACTAAAGCCGAAAATTCCATTCGTGGAGCTAAAAATCATGCCCAAAGTTGAAAATAAATCATTAATGATAATTTATGGCTTTGGCGATG